ATTTCGAGTAAGTATCTCTGGCTGCCGGATGTTTGACATGTGGACGGTCACCATTCTCATTTATGACGTTTGGACGCTGCACAGTTGTTTTAACACAGACTGCTCGACCCGAGTTTCCTCGTGTTCTGCGAACCATCTGCAACTGATGATGTCGGCCTGCGTCTCTAGATTGTGTTGGCATGTTAGTCCTTGCGTATCCCCTGGAGGATTGCAATGCCGATACTTAACAGAAGGATGTACCACGCGACGACAATCATGCGACTGTTCCGAGTCCTGGTGTTCTTGGTTTGAACATCATGATTCCGTCGGGGAGGAGCTGCGGAAACTCGGGAAGGTCTGTGATTGGGTACAGCCGATAGTCCTTGATTGTCCAGCAGTCACCGTGAATGGGTTGGTCGTATGCAATAACTTCGTGGCCTGTAATCCATCCTTGAATCAGGACGCGGTTTTCACGAACCTTCGCGAAGATGAAGTTGTGGCTCGGGTCGTCTCGGTTGCGGATCACAAGTGTTGACTCTGCGTTCTCTGTGGCTCTGACTTGGTACTCAAGGACGTCGAATCCGTTTGCGTTCCGTTCCCATTGCCATTCAACGCCAAGAAGTTTTGACACGGCGACTTCTGCGATTGAGCCTGTGATATGTGATTGCCACCATCGTTGCAGGTGGTATGGGGTTTTGTCCCTGGGTGGTTGACCGCTGAACATTGCGTCGAGGCGGTGTTCTATTCCTCCGGTGCAGGCGAGGCGCATCTCGTCTTTTGTGAGGCTGATTCGGACAAGTTCTTTCATTGCACTTTGCCTTGCCGACCAAGTCGCGCTGCAATGACGTCAAGGTCTCGAGGACGCCAGAGGTGATATTCAATTCCTGCGTTGATAAGACAACGCGCATACTTCTCTTGTTCCGCGCTCAGTTTTCCGTCAGCTGCTTTTAGTTCGCAGAAGATCACGCCTCGAGAAGGCACAGATGTTGAGACAAGAACTAGATCGGGGAATCCGTTGCCGTCTGACCGCCAAACGCCTGCACGGGGCGATGAAGGCGACGCATGAAAGACGAGCCATTGTTGCATCCGCGCCAGTTTGATGACTTGGTCTTGGAATATCTTTTCGGAGACAGTCATTGTTCTTTTCCCAGAAGGAATCCGCACATGAACAAACTGACGCACATGATAATCAGAGTAAGCAGGTCAACCATTGCTGAGCCTTTCCAGACGGATTACTTCCGCTTCGAGATGGTCGCATTTGTATTGCAAATATTCAAGTTTGTCGGCAGCTGCACGGCACATATCCCACAAATTGTCGTTGACATAAACTTCCCGTAATTGTTTAATCAGGTAATCCATCAGAACGCCTCCTCGGGTTCTTCTTGCGGTGGAGGTGCGCTTTTGAGGGTGTCAATGTATGCAGACGCTTCGCGCTTGGTCATGCCTTGAAGGTTTGCCGGTGGAACTTTGCCCATTGACTTACAGACCGCGCGGATCATGTTTAGTTGCTTGTCTGAGGCAAGGTTTGACGGTTCTGTGATGTGAGTGTCACCGGACATTCTGGATACCTTCTGCATCTCTTCGCGCGACGGGCGTTTCGTCCAGTCGGTGCTAGAAGCAAAATCTGCGTCACTCAATGCGCGTCCAATTGCCGAGGTACATGCGTTTTCTATGTGCGATGTTTTATTGACATTGTTTGACCCGCGCAACTCTTCTGCAAAGTCGGTTGCAATGGGACGGTCATCTTCTCGGTCGACGTAGATGTCGGCCTGGACGATTACTCGGTCGCCTTCAAATGTGATGAGTTTCGTGATGACTCGTCCTTCGGGGTGTTTCTCCCAGAACCGCGCAAGGCGACTGGCAACTGGTTCGTAATCCTCAATGCTCATGACGGGTTCTCCACAATCCACTCGATGACGGCTTTTAGTTCGTCGTTGTTTTGACTGCGAATCGCTGAGACGATGTCAGAATTGGTTGGGTGGCGCAGGCGTTCGGCTGCATTGCGAAGAGTCATGATCAGGGCAATTGCTTGACTGATTGTTGACCCTTCCTCGAAGCGCATTTCTCCGTCAAGTTTGACTGACAGATTCATGAGACGCGCAATGATCTCGTCGGTTGTTAATTCCATGATGTTTCCCTCATCTTTTCTATTGGTGTTTGTGGACTGTACCGCATCCACGCTTCCATCTTGCGACAAGCGTGTGTCGTGACCGGCAGATAAATGCCTGTAAGGATTTCTGCCCTTTGACGCATCCCCATCCCCAAGGCCCGACGCGCCAGACTTTTGTGCCGTCGGGGTTGATGTGGCTTTTGAATGCGATTGCGTCTGCGACCTTGACTTGTTGCGCGGGGGTTTTGCCTTTGGCACTTGTGAAGTCTGACCATCGTTGCCAGGTGCCTCGATAGATGCCAAGACCGCCCGTGTAAGAGCGCGTGGAATGTTGCCAGTTTCCGCCAGTTTCACAACGGGCAAGACCGTCGTAGTAAGCGTCTGGCAGGACTCCGTGATATTTGCTGAAGGTGTCGCGCTGTGCAGCTGCGAATGCCGGAGCAGGAATGGATAATGCGGTGATGAGGGCGATTGCCATGATTCTCTTAGTCAACCTTTTCAACTTCTGTAATCGAAGTAAACGTCATCCAGGGAGCGCGCCTTGTGGCGACTGTGACTTTGACGATCTCTTCTGTTGCCGAATCCGTGAAGATTTGGACGAGGGTTAGTTTGTCCTTAGACCATAACGGGTAGTAACCCCAGATTGGAAGTATCAACGGTTTGCCATCATTTTGAGCCAGAGCCAGCATCCGACCCATCCCATTATGAAACTGTAGATGAATTGTGTATCGGTCATTGCGTTTCCCTTCGCTAGACGTGTCTTGATGTTGTAACACAAGCGAGCGTCAGATTGGCGGATTCGACCTCGGAACCAATGAGGGAAACACAGTCAGTCCCGAGGTCTAGCGCGAAGAGGGTGATTTCTTCGGGCGATTTAAGGCTTGGGCAACGCCCGCCATGCGGCTTCAAATGCCTCTGCTGATTGCTTTGCCATTTCAAAATGCAGCCAGTTTGGGTTGCCTTCGTATGAGCCTGCGTTGTCGTCTGCGGTGTAAATCTTGACGCCAGTTTTACCTTCGCCTCGAGAGCATCGGTAGCCCGCGCCGTATGAGCCGTATGCGTACCAATGAAGTTCGCAGAGTCCAAGGGCTTTTGAGTTGGCAAGGAACCAGTCCCACATCTCGCGGGCTTGTGCTTCGTCTTTGTATTGAATGTCGGCTGCGTATCCGGTGGCATGGACGGAGAGTCCGGCATTGTTTCTCATTGGGCGGTTGGCGTATGTTCCAAGGCTTTTGGTTCCCCAACGCTTTGCGCAAAGTTCAACAAGTTTTGCGGTGACAGGTTGAGTGGCTTTGCCGTCCCAAGATGGATAATACGGGTATGGCCTGACCGTCATTCATTGTCCTTATCGTTCTGATGATTTTTAAGGCCGTTTGAAGCGAGCAAGCCCGCCAATACCCCACTCATGGTCAAAGTTAGCGGTGACAATATCTTCCAGGCTTCAGCATCGTTCGGTGCTTGCTCCAACGGTTGAGTGACAAAGAGAAGTCCGTAGAGAAGCACAAATACGGTGCCAACAAATGCGATGGAAATTGCTAATCCGACAATGAGGATTAGTCGGCCTTTGATTTCTTCGTTTGAGAGTCTTGCGCGTAGTTTCATTAGCAACGTCCGTCTGGTGCGATGGTGGTGGTTGGGGTGGTGATTTCCGTTGTTCGGGTCATGACTTGGTTTTTGGTGCGTGGACAGTTAATCCGTTCACGATCAGCACATGCGGTTAGTGATGCGCAAATAACCAATAAAATCAGGCTTTTTCGCATTATGCGCTTATCTCCATAAGAATAATGTTGCTTTGCGCTCCTGCTAATTGCGCATACACAGTTCCTGTGCCGGATGTGCGTTGATAGTGAACTGTGTATGTAGTTGAGGAAGTTGTTGCAGGCGAGTCAAGATAAAAAATATTTGTCATTGTTCCTGTGTCGCTTGCAAAATAGTTTGCGTTGTTAGATGTCCATACATCAGTTGCTCCGCGAACTAGTTTCATTCCAACTTCTGCTGATCCAGCCGAGGACATCATTGCTTGAGCAGTCAAGACAAGTATTTTGCTTGTGTTTGATTGTGGAGTGATTGTTGCGCTGAGGTTTGACGTTGCGTATGTTGCAGCAGTTCTTGCGGTTTGTGTTGTTGAAGAGCCCATAACTACTTGCAATACGCGAAACGCGCCCCTCAGATCATTTTGCTGCGAAGCCGTAAGAATTGCGCCAGCGACGAAACTTGCGGGAAGGTTGGTTGGTGTTGCCATATTGTGTCTCCTTTAGAAACTTAGAAGGTTGTTGTCGAGCGTTCCGAAGATTGCATCGTCAAAGGTGAGGTATTGGTTGCCGTCCGTACTTTCAAAAGTGTACGAAACAATGTGAGACCCTGGAACGATTCGGTGTTGAATTCCTGAGGTAATGAGGGTCTGCGATTCTGTCAGCGGGGTTCCGGTGTTGTAGTCCTTTTGAACTGTGACGACTGATGTGAGGTCAATGGCAAAGATGGTTGCCCATTGCGCTGAGGTAAGAGCTGCGAGTTCGCATGAGACGCCCGTGAAGCGGACGACGGGGTTGCGGTATTTGCCAAGAAGGTACGCGCCAAGCCCTGCGACTTCTGATGTTGTTGAGTTAAGCAAACTGAGGAGGTTGTAGTTTTGAGCCTGATACAACGCAATTGAGTCTGCATCCGACGAGGTTTGTGCCGCGCCTGCGGGCGATTGGGTCACGATGTAGTTGTAGAGCAGTTCTGATCCGTACTGATTGACAAGGCTCATGTATGGAATGCCTGTGCCATTGGTCGTAAAAGACGCGCCTGCAACGGGGTTCAGAACGCTTGTTCTGCCCTTAAAGGTCAGAGTACCGTCGGCTGAGGTGTAGAGGTAGCCCTGCTCGGAGGTGTTGACCTGCTGCAAATAGTTAAGGACGTTTGTGTCCTGAGAGACCGCGTAAGCCCCGAGAGTAGACGACCCTGTACCAATAGACCTTGCGCCCTGATACGCAATCTCTGGACGGTCTAGAACGGCGTCTACGCGCAAGCCTGAAGTCTGTGTCGACGGCGTGAAGGCGTTAAGTTGCTGATTGGCCAGGGTTCCGAAGGTGTCGACGCATCGAGCAAACATTCTGCCCTGGTTGGCGTTCTGATAGTCCAAGTCCCAATCCTCAACGAAGCCCGTGTAAATGGGGGTGCCGTTGGCGTAAATGATGATTGGCGAGCGAGGCAACACATACGGGTAATAAATGCTCGAGGTGTTTAACGGGTCAAGAATGCGTGAGTTGTTGTTGAAGACGACCTGTGCGGTTCCTGCGTTGAACTGGTCAAGTTGGCGGTTGCGTCCGCGCTTAATGTTGACAGACAGAACGAGCGAAGTCAGGTCTGCATATGCAAGACCGCCCAGGGTGCTTGTGTCAAGAATTCCGAAGACGGCATCGTCAAGTTGAAAGGGTGTACCGAATCCTGTGGTTGTCTGGAACCCGACAAGGACTTGATATGTGGGGACGGTCATTAGAAAGTGACCGCCGGTGCGAAGACGACTCCTGAGTTGCGTTGCGCTGCAAGGATGGCGTCGATGATGTCTTGTCCAACTGTGGCAGGTGATGAGACAAGTCCTGCGTCAAGGTTGATGATGATGTCGTTGAATGGCCCGATGCCACCAAGCCCTGCCTGGGCGAATCCACCTGAAGTGTCACCTTCGGACTTGTATGGGGTCATTGGGGGCTCTGCGGGGCTCTTAGAGGCCTTTCCAGGGGATGGAGAAGTATCGGTCAGACCTGTGAACGGTGCGACGAAGGCAGCGGTCGCGGTAGACCCTGACGCGCTTCCACCACCTTCGCCCATGTGACCGAGAGAGATTGCGCTGATGTAAGGAATGTCTTTGAACGGAGAGAGAAGGTTGATACCTCGAATGATGATGTTCGATGCTTTAACCCATGCGTTACCCATAAATTCAAAGTAGTCAGATATGCCGTTGACAAGGGTTTTGACTCCGTCGCGGAACCATGAGAAACGGGAATACAAAAGAACAATTCCAGCGATGATTGCGGTAAAGACAATAAGTCCAGAAGCAACTTGAAGCGCGGTGAATGAGGTCGCCAGAAGTGCGTTGGCAACTACTGCAATCTTGGTTGCTGCGGTGTACGTCACGATTGCTCCCGCAATGGCGGTGACGGCAGCTGCGATTGCAAGGAATACTGCCGGATGATCTGATGCCCATTGGGAGAACTTCAGAAGGACTGGAAGGATGGCTTCGATTGCCGGAAGAAGAGCTGCGCCGATTGACTCTTTTGTTTCGTCAAGGGCAACTTTCATTCTGGCAAATTTGCCTGCTGCGGTGTTGGCTGCGTTTGATGCTGCACCACCAAAGGTCTCTGCCATTGCCTTAGTTACTTCGTCGAGTGAGGCCCCTGCCTTAATCATGTCTCGGAGTTCTGGGGACAGTTTTGCAAGCGCAGTAAAGTTTCCGCCGTATGCCTTTTCGAGAGTCTTTGTCACGGTTTCAAGTGAGACGCCTTTTGCAGCTGCGACGTCCATTGCAAGACCGGCTGCCTTTTGTGCTTCGGTGATGTCTCCAGTTGCGCGGATTAGTCCTGCAAGTGCCGGACGAAGTTCGTCGTCTGTGACTCCAAGCAATTTTCCCTGCACCGATATCCAGTTTTCGTTGGCTGCAATCTGTGCGTCGGTTGCGCCTGTGGTGCGTTGAATCTGACTGGCGAGGGCTTGTTGTGCTGCTGCATCTTCGGCTGCTGCCTTAACTGCCAGTCCAAGTCCTGCGGTGATTCCAGCAAGTGCAGCTGCTGCGGGAAGTGCTGCCTTTGTAATTGCCAGATGCGCGCGCTCGCCATTGGTTTCAAGATTCTTGAATTCCTTGATGGCAGATGTGACTCCTTTGCTGTCAAAGGTGGAGATGATTGGGATTGCAAGTGCCATTAGTCAAGTTCTTTCTGAACGAGTTTGATTGCGTCCATTGACGCTCTTAGCATCTCACGCTCAATTTCTTTGCGCTTGCGAAAGACTGCCGGACCAAGAACTCGAGTTGTGCCTGGACGAATGTCGCCAAGTGAATCACCGAGGCTATTTGGGTTGGCGCGTCCCGCTGCTTCAAAGACCGCAGCTGCAACATTGGTCTGCGTGATGTAGATCAGCGAAGTTGCCTCTCGAGAAGCATCAACTTTTAATTTGACTCCTGAGATTGCGCGCGCCACAGAGAATGAAAATATCTTTTTTCCGTTCTGTTGCCATTGACGAGCCATGCCCGAAAGCGGAACTTTTGTGTAGCCCCGTTGGACTTCTTGAATTGCAGGTTGGGCAATGGCGGTTGCTTGTGCGACAAACTCTTTGCGCAGTCCAGGCTCAACCTTGTTCAGAGAACGGATTGCCTCTTTAAGACCAACGACTTCAATAGTTGTGTTCGTTGTCATCTTCTAGACCGTTGTGCTTTCTGTTTTTCGTTCATTACATCGAAGACCGTGAAAAGGTCGTCCGTGTCGAACGGTATGTCGGGAATCCAGTATCCGGTCTCGACAAGAACTTCT